TCGTCTTGCCGAACGCGCCCGAGCGCACCTTCTCGGAGTACTCGCCGAACATGTCGTACATGGTGTAGGGCTGCTCGAACGTCGAGGCGTAGCCCTGCAGCTCGACCTTCCCGTTCGCCAGCTTGCGGACCTCGAACTTTGCGGGGTACGACCGGGATTCCGGTGCCCCCGTGAGGGCACCTCGGCTCGCGATGTCAGAGGACACTGGCGGGGGCTCCTTCGTTGTCGACAGGCTCAGCGGACGGCGGCGGCATCGGAGGGACCCCGTACGGCAGCTCTTTGAGGTTCGGCTCGGCCTTCGCGGCGCCCAGCGGGGTGATGGACAGCGGGACCATGTTGGATTCCTTGCGCTGGTCCAGCGTCATCGGCGCCATGTTCCGCTTAGCCCGGGCCTCGGTCGGGGTGATGACCTTGCCCGCCAGGTACTGGACCGTGGTCTTGGCCGCGGTCTCCGCGTCGGTGCGCAGCAACGCTTCGGTGTCGAATTTCACGAACGCGGCCTGCGACATCAGCGGGAACATGGCGTCCTCGATGCGCTTGAGCCACCACGCCAGCGAGAACGTCAGGAACTCGATCGACCGCATCTCCACGCTCGCGTAGGTCATCGACCCACCGGCGGACCCACCGACCATCTCCGGTGGCACCCCGAAATACCGGGTGATCTGCGACACGTTCGCGCGCTGCGTCTCCAGGAACTGCGACTCGTTCGGAGTCACCCCCAGCGCGTGATAACCCAGACCCGCGCCGAGCACGATCGGCTCCCGGTTGCGGGTGGCCGCGAGCAGACGCTCCTTGATGGTGGTGGCCTGCGTCTGGTTGATCTCCTGGTCCGAAGTCAGGACCGCCTTCGGGATACCCCCGCCGTGGAAGAAGTCCCCGGCGAACTTCCTCGAACTGATGTCGATGTCGATGGTGGCCGCGGCGTAGGAGATCGGCGACAAGCCGACCTTGGCGCCCGGCAGGGTGAAGCCGCGCATGTGCCACATGTTCTGCGGCGGGATCACCCGCTGCTTCGCGCCGTACTTGTAGACCAGGTCGCCGGTGTCGGGGTCCGGGTCGGCGTTGACCGCGTCCGGGTTGAGGATGGTGGCCTGCGTGGCGTTGCCGTTGCCATCTCGGTCGGTGATCTCACCGAACACGTTGCCCCGCATGGTCGCCGAGACCATCAGCATGTGCAACCACTCGGACTGCGTCATGGTCGGGCTCGGCGAGGTGATCAGCTTCGGATCGGTGACCCGCATCGGAATGTCGCCCTGCATGCGGAACGTTTCCAGCGGCAGCATCGACACGCTTCGGGCCAGCAGCGACACGCACGACCACACGGTGGACACCTGCAGGGCCTGGTCCGGGTTCGTCGCCACGTTCGTCGCACCGCTGACGTCGGTGCCGCGGATCGGGGAGATGATCGGCTCGCCGGTCCACCCACCTGCGGCGCGCTTCTCGCGAACACCACCACCGAAGAGGATTCCCACCGGGTTACCTCCTCGGGTCAGTCAGTCGGTCGACGAGTAACAGGGCACCAGCAGTGATCAGGGCGGCCGGGACGGACCACAGCGCCACCCCGGCGGTGATCAGCGCGCACGCCACCACCGCGAGAGCAACCCGGCCGCGGAGGACGAAGAAAGCTAGGAACGCCACCAACACCGTGACGGCTCCCTCTTTGACCCGCCTCACCACACGGACGCCGCGACGTCTTTGACCTCGGACGCTTTCACCGAGTACCCCCACAGTGCGAGCGTCACCGAGACCAGTGGGGTGATGTCCACTCCGCTGGTGTAATCCCACGCCCAGGCACCGGCCATCGACTTGGTCGTCGCCCGGCCCACCGCAACAGTGAGAGGCTGCTGGTCGATGTGCCACAGCTTGTGGCCCATCACCGCGTCATAGAGGGCGCCGCAGCCCTGCACCACCGCCGTCGTCCCTGGTTGCATGGCTTCGATCCCCACCGCCGCGAGGTCCGGCAGCAACGACCCTGCGGGCGAGCCCGGGCGAATCACGATGCCCAGCGGGTTCCACGCCGCCTTCCGCTCCACCAACCACGGAACCACCCACGACGAGTCGGTATTCGGCCGGTACTCGACGACCTCCACGTGGTAGGCGCCGTCCTCGCGGAGCCCCGCCACCGAAATGGCTGTGGTCGAGCGGTCGCCCGTCATGTCCACGGCGAACACCATGCTGCTGTGCAGACGGCTGTCCAGATCGCGCTGCGCGTTCCAATCGTTGGCCGAAATCGCCACCTCGACTGTGGCAGGCGGGCGCCAGATCCCCAGACGCTCCCGGCGGAAGCGGTCCTCGGTCATGCCCGGGCGCTCCACGAGCTGGATGAAGTCCAGCCCCAACCGGCCGCACTCGATCCCGGGGTTCGAGGCGAGCAGCACCGCCTCGTCGTCGCTGTCCGCATCATCCGGTGCCGACCACTCCCGGTACATCAGCCGCGGCTCGTTGCCGGCGATGCCACGCTCTCGGATAGCGGCCAACTGCTCGGAGGAGTCCATGCCGGCGCTCGACACGTACCAGACCTGCGGGTTGCTCACCGCGCTCAGCGTGGGCAGCAGGTCGGCGATCATGTCCGGGTCGAGGTCGTACGCCTCGTCGAAGATCATGGTGTCCCCGGTGAAACCACGACCGGATCCACCGGAGCGCGCGAAGAAGTTCAACCGTTCGCCGGTGAGCAGCTCGATGCCGGTCTCTTCGTTGCTCTGCCGGTACATACCGCCGATCGGCAGGCCCGTGCCGTCGTACTTCCCGCCGGTCAGCTTGTGCAGGTCCGGGGTTTGTCGCACCAACGTCTTGATGCGACGGAACATCAGCTTGCTGGTCTTGAACTGATGAGCCGAGTAGATCGACTGCGCGTCCCTCGTCAGGAACAGGGACACAAGCTGACGGGCCTCGATGATGCTGTTGTGCGTGGGGGTGAACAGCCGCCCCACCAGGTACACGCCATCAGCGCTGTCCACCTGGATACACCGGGTTGGCACCGATGGCACCGGGCGAACCGCGGTGATGCTCATCACCTCATGCCGCCGTGACGGCGGGGGCACGAACCGCGCGGACTTCCGAGGCATCTCGAACGGGTCGAACGTCGGCGTCCACAGGAACCGGTGCCGATTCTTCCGCGGCCGGCCGTTCAGCGACGACGCACCCACTCGGGCCGTCACCCGGATACCCAGGCTCCGCGCGAGCCGGGCAAACCCCTCGGCCAGCGCCGGGTCCGACGCCGAAAACTCCACCTGCGGGGACCGGTTCGTGATCGCGATCGACCCGTCCGAGTCCATCAGCCCAGCGAGCAGCACACGCCGCTGCGCCCCCGACGCCGTCAGGTAGACGTCCGGGATGTGCTTGTTGCCCCACACCCCAAGGCGCCGACAGCGTGACTGGAACCCGTCGCGCACCCGCGCGTCCAACCGGAAGTGAAGCCCCCACGCGTGGTTGTGGTCGTGGCGAGAAACGCGGATCACCTGCGCGCCCGCCTGGGTCATCCGGGCTGCCGTCCACCCAGCGTCCTGGTCTCCGACAGTGATCGTCGCAGCGCGAGAGCTGCCGTCTCCCAGCCACAGGCCGAGCAGGTACGGGTCGATCGGCAGGTCGGCGTGGGGAGTGTTCACCACCGTGTCGCAGCGGACCCGCCAGTTGAACTCCATGCGACCGTTGCCGGTCCGCCGCCCGCCGATCGACCCGTACAGGACTTCGGTTCGGACATCCCGCCACCCGCGGGCGTCGTCCTTGCGCTTGACCTTCCACAGGTGAGTGCCCGCCACGACATGCCGGGCGCCGTCGGTGAACTCCACCTCGAAGCACGGCTCGTCAGGGAACACCTCCGAGCAGGCCACAACCCGAGTCGGTTCACCGTCCCCGCCGTACACCTGCGCACCCGGGGTGATCTCACCGATCGTGGTCCAGCCAGTGGTGGTCAGGACCTCGGTGTCGAGGTGGTGAGGGCCCTTGCCGTTCTGCCGCGGGACGACCAGCCCGACTTCCAGCGCCGCCCACTTGCTGCCGACCCGCCGGTTCAGCGAGTCCTTCAGCACGTCCGCTTGCCAGGGATCCAGGTGCAGCCCTGCGTAGTCAGCAAGGTCGACGGCGTCACCGCCAAGGGAGCCGTCGAAGAAGGGCGGGGTACTAGCGAGCCGAGGTGTCCGGCTGTCGGTCGGCCTGGCGAGCAGCGAGCTTGTCAAGGAAAGTGCCTCCGCCCTCTGCTGTGATGGTCGAGCCCAGTTTCGCGGTGCCCAGGTGAGCGAATATGGTGCGCAGCGCCAGCGCCTGCTGCCGGGACTCCGACAACGCGCCGTCCATCACGATCGATACGTCCTGGCCCTCGACCTGCTCGGCCAGCTTCACCCACTCAGTGCGCCGGCTGCGCAGAATCCCGTCGAGTTTCTCCAGCCGGTCCACGATCCGGCACGCCTCGGCGACAAGCACCGCGGTGGCGGGATCGAAGGTGCGGTGCTCCGACAGCTCGGTCCACAACGCCTTACCGCGGGCGCTGAGACGAGCAGGCCTGAGCAGCGGTGAGGAAGTATGCACAACCACCCCCGTTTTATGCAGTCTGACCTGCGGCTCTGCGCGTTCCACGGCAGTTCTGGTCGGTTTGGAATGTGCTGGGGAGAGAAACGAGGCTGCTGCGTGCTGTGGACAGCGTCGTCGCGTTCCAAAAACCAAATCGATGGCCAAGTTGAGCCGTCTCACCGTTGCGCTGCATATTTATGCATGGAACGCGACGGTCAAGTTGCCGGGTAACCCGGTGGGTGGGCGGGTACCCGGCAGGGTGCCTGGTCGGCCTGGTCGGCCTGGACGGTTGGCCTGGTTGGTCGCCGTGCCGTGCCGCTGCCGTGCCTGCCTTCCTGCCTGCCGGACAGCACGTGTGTCTGTCCGACAGCGCGTGGTCACCACCGCCTGCTGGTGAGCAGGGGTGCCGTGGGTGCCCGCTTGGCTGCCCTGAGTGTGTGGCCGTAGGTGGCACCAGCGGAGCGGTTGCAGTGCCGGTGCTCGAGTGCGTCGGCTAGGGCACCGTCACCGCGTGCCCGTTCGTGGCCTTCGGGGTGGCCACCGTCGAGGGTGGCGGCGTCCCCCATGGGGTAGCCGCATCGTCGGCATGGTGTGCCTGGTAGGTGCCTGTCCTTGAGCTCGGCTACCCGCTGGCGGTGCGCCCAGCCGAGGCCACGCTCGGTGGTGGTGCGGGTGTAGGTGGTGCGGCGCCTGCCTGCCATGGGGTTTCCGCCTTGGTGGGTTCAGGGTTCGGGCCTGGCGGTTCGGTGGTTCGGTGGTTCACCGGTTCGCTGGTTCGGAGTTGGCTTCCAAGTGCCCTTGGTGGCCGCTCAGTCCGCTAGCCCCCCCGGGTGGTTGTCAGATTTGAGCTAGACCTCAGGGTGTGGGATGCCGTGGTGGTCCCGCAGTAGCTCGCGGAATCGGTGCTGTTTCGCATGCTCCTCGGCGACCGCAACGTGCACGTCTTCGACCGCAGTGCGGTTGCGTTTCGTGGAGGCACCGAGGATCGACAACAGCACGAGCTGCAGGAACACCGTCGAGCCCCACAGTGCGTACTTCTGAGCTACATCAGGCAGTAGGCCAGGGAATCCGCCGACGAACGCGAGGATGGCGAAGCAATACGCCATGGTCATCGTGCCAACCGCGTCGGATATCTTCGCGGCGGCACGCTCGTTGAATCGGGTGTAGGCGTTGCTCACGCGCTTAGGCCGCTGATCACAAACAGCTCCGTGTCGTAGTAGCGCGCGTCGTCGTCGTAGCCGGTGATTCGGTAGACGTAGTCGCCGTTCGTGGCGTGGATGGTGATGCGCTTGCCATCGCACGTCAGGTACGGATGATCGGCGGATTCGACCAGCTCGCGCGAGAACCGAACATGCTTCGTCGGCACGTTGTGAATTTTTGGGACCAGCTCGTCCTTCGTCACGCTAGTGCCCCTTGTGCCTGTGGTTGCCGCGAGAGATCGCGCCGGGATCAGCGGTAGGTGTCGGAAGAACCTCCACCGCGTAGGGCCATACGAGGACAGCCCTGCATCCCATCTTTGCTTTCAGCCTCTCGGTGGCGTCGAAACTGCCCTGGTAGTTGCTCACCACCAGCACCCAGGTGTCGTCGGGCAGTGGTAGTACCTGGAGGGTGATGGTGTTCATCAGCTCGTCCTTCATCAGTGCCCCTTGTGCCTGTGGTTGCCGTGATTACCGCCCCGGCGGTGATGCGGTGCGTGGTGCACATGGGCGCCGTGGCTGACGTGATGCACATGGGCACCCTTGTGCGCGTGGTGCTTGCCGCGCCGGGCCGCGGACATGTGCTCACGGGCCACAGCGGAGAACACGACCCCCTTGTGCCCCCCACCCCTAGGCATTCCGAGCGCCTTACTGGGTGGCAGGTGGTGCTGATGGCACCTGCGGCGGTGCTGACTGCGACGGTGGGGTGGTTGCGCCACCGATGCCACCGTTGACGGCCGGTGCCTGCTGTACGGGTGCGGGGGCCTCACCTGGTGCCGGTGGTTGCACCGGGGCGCCGTTGACGTCGGTGGCCACTGGTGTGGTCGCTGCAGCGGCGGGTTCTGCCGGTGTGGCCGCTGGTGCCTGTGCTGGCTGCGCGGGCGTGCCGGCGGGCTGTTGTGCCGGTGCAGGCGGTGCTGCAACTGGGGGCGCTGCTGCGGCTGCATCGCCTTTCAGGCGCGAGAGCATCTTGTCTACCCCGCTGAAATCGAGGTTGGCGGCCGCCGGCTGAGCCTTCAGGCTGGTGATCTCGTTCTCCATGGTGGTCAGCAAGGTGTTCTCTTCGACGACGTCGGCGTTGAGCTGGTCCTGGTCAGACACGATGGAATCCAATCGTTGGGTGATGAGTACGGTTTCGTTGAGGATCAGGTAGAGCAGGAAGCGGTCGTGGTTCACGGTTGCTCCCTCTGTGGTTCAGGCGGGGTTTCGGTGTCAGCCCCGAGGGCCGCCAACTTCAGCACGGCCAGAGCGTCGGCGCCGCGCATCCCGGACGCCCTCACCTCGTACATGGCCTTCGCGAGGTCTTGTGCGGGCCCGCCGACCTGCCCGAGATCCATTACGCCTTCTCCTCGCGTAGTGCCCGTTGCGCGAGCAGTCGGTCGATCTTGTGGTCCTGCTCGTCGTAGGCGGTGAAGCTGCCCAGATCCAGGGCGATGGCGCGCTGCTCCACCGCACGGGCGATCTCGACGTCGAGCTCGGCCAGGGTGAGTCTGCGGTCCAACATCACGACCTCCCTCGGATCAGGTCGAGGACGGCCTGTGCGTCGAACCACTCGCGGTGCCGCCGCTCTGCGTGCCAATTCTGATGGAGGATGGCCATCTCGGCTTCTTCTGTGGTCGGCAGGTGCCCCAGGACATACCCGGCCGCGGCGAGGTCGGCGAGCACGACAATCGCGTAGGAGTCGCCCGGGCGAAGCATCAGTGCTTGGGCAAGCGCATCGGCAGCGTCCATGGAGCGACCTCAGTCGAGGGGGTGCAGCGGGGGTGGAGCTAGATGTGAGATGGCTGGCGCCAGTGCCGTTCACCGTCGCCCTGCTGTACCGAAGTAACCCACAAGGTGTCGTTGCCGTCGAGGAACACTTGACCTTGGACGGAACTGTCCGGGGTGTCGCCCCAGACACGAGTGACGAGCATGGGGAAGATGTCTCCTGCTTTCGCGGTGTTGCCGGTGTGGATCACATGGCCAGTGGTGCCAGGCTCCTGTCGCTGTGCGTCGGAGCGGCGACGGTTCACTTCAGCTGCGTCTTGTGCCGTGAGGGTGTAGTGGACGATGCGGCCGATGCTGGGAGTGATCATGAGGGGCCTTCCGTTGAGGCGGTGACAGCCGTCGGCGTTGATCTATCTCGAAGTGAGGTAGCGGCGCGGGTCGCTTGAAGCGATTGGACCCGACCGCGTCCATCGAGTGACTGGTCCGAGCCCCATCGCGGCCCGAACTTGGTCGATGTGATCAAACATCGGAGCTACTGGGTAGTAGTACTCAACTCCGCGAGCCACGTATCGGGCGAAGCGGAAGTGGATAGTGCGCTCATCTCGCAAGGTTCCCGGCGTGATGGCGAGGATGTGCGACCACGGCACGCCGTGTTGCCGGCGCCTGTTGGCTAGATCGGTGGTGTGACCAATCTTGAGTAGATCCTCACGGTTGCGCAGGTAGTACACGACTGGCGGAAGGTGGGCCGCCAGCTTCGGAAAGCTCGGCTTCTCGCGGGCTACGCTGCCAAGTCCATGGATGCGCACGCGGTCAGTGCCGACGCCTTCGCGCCGTGGGTTGAACTGACGATAGGTAGAGTCCGACACGTCGATCCCCTTCGCAACAAGGTGGTTGGCCACGGCTCCGGGGTAGTAACAGCTACCGCCGGGGCCTATTTGACCTAGAAATGACTCATGCCCACAGGCGGAATATCCCGACATCTGTGAGCATGATGAGAAGTTGAGCGTCTCAGACTTGTCAAGCACGGTCAAGTGCCGGTCGAGGGTTGGCGTGTCGTCGGATGGTACGGCGTGGTGTCGGCGGTGTCTTGTCGAGCAGCGCGAGCACGTCACCGAGACGGAACAGGGGCGGGTCGTCGCGGTGCAGCCAGTGGTCGGTGATCTGCTCGCCGTGTTGCCAAGCTCGGGGGGTGAGCTGGCCGCGTTGCCGCCAGGTGCGCCAGGTGCTGTCGGGGATGCGCTGGCCCTTGTAGGCGTGCACGGCACCCATGGCTTCCTCGCGGGTGCACAGCGCGTCGGAGGTTTGCTCGAGCAGCAGCTTGCTCACGTCGCGGGCGTCGTACTGTGCGAGGCAGCGTGAGCAGCGCAGGGTGTCCGCGCCGCGGTCGATGTACAGGTCGTGCCCGCACGCCTTGCAGGGCCCGGCGTAGACGAGCTCTCGTCGGTCGACGGCCATGCGCGCGGAGGCGATGACGTCGATGATGGTGTCGTAGGCCTCGACTGCGGCCGGCAGTGACCGCAGGGCTTGGGGTTGGCGCGAAAGCCACAGAGCGCACACCTCGGCGGAAGTGACGGGCAGCAGGCTCAGCTCGGCGGGGTGGCGCAGCACGGTGACGGTTTCGCCGGTGATGATCTTGCCGTGCGAGATCCGGTCAGGCCGGGTGCGCTCGTACGTCTCGTCGCGCTCGTCGAGGACCAGGCGCTGCAGCACGCTGACGACGATGGCGATGTGCTGGTGCTCGGCGACCATGCGGGCCCAGGTGGTGAGGGTGTTGCCGAGGGCGTCGAGGCGGCGGGTGATGTCGGCGCGCATCGGCAACGGTGCCTCACTGCTGCGGCCGCCATTGCGCCCGGAGCTCATTCGGTCGAGGCGGGCGGTGGCGACAGCCAGGTCGGCGACGACACCGGGCACGGCGCGCAGCTCCTTCACGAGCGCCGCGGTGCATGACGTGCACAGCGGCAGGTTGTCGCCGCTGGGGTGGCCGCACGCGGCGTCGTAGGTCAGGTGCTTAGCCACCTGCGGAGACCTCACAGAGTGTGTGAATCATGGCTCCCACCGACGTGCCCCCCTCTGTACGACCGGTTGATGACGAGCCGTGAACCCGAACACCCCACCCTGATGGTCACGATCGGTTGGCACTGGAGGTTTGTCGGGCGCCTCGGTGTCTATGGCGAACACCTCGGTCCCGAGGATTCTGATCGCCAGCCTCACGCGTCCTCCGTCCAGTCCATGACCATGCGGTAGGTGGTACAGGGCCACGCCGGATAGTCCTCGTATCCTTCGCCGGGGTCGCAGCCGTCGCAGCTCGAGCCGTCTGAGTAGTCTCTCGCCACCGGCTGGTGCAGTTCAAGAATGTCCCGCCGCAGGGTTCCCTCGTCCATGGCGGCGATCCGGTCCTGATGCTCACGAAGTTGAGCGGCCATACGTAGCCGCTGGGCGGCGCTGAGCCGCTCGCGCTCGGCCACCCGCTCGGGCGTGGACGGGTGGAAGGCGAGTGAGATCGGTGGGCAGTCCTCCAGCATGGCCGCGCTGACTAGCATCGTGGCGGCGATCTTCCGCACGGGCGGCAGCTCAGGCATGAGCCACCTCCTGCGGCCACAGCGTCAGCACTCGAGTGCTTGTCGACGCCCACCGGATCAGCACGCCGGGCTGCTCGCCGATGGCGGCGGTGCGCTTGGCTGCGAGCAGTTCGGTCACCTGGCTGTCGTCGGTGAACACCAGCCCTGTGATGGCGTCGAGTAGGGCCCGGGCGAGCTTGTCTAGGTCAGGTTTGCGGGTGTGCTCCGGCGTGATCCGCTTGGGCTCGGACTTGCGCCTCGGCATAACGAACCGCAGCTCGACAGCAACGGCACCGGTAGGGTGCACGATCTGCGTTCCGATGGCTGAGCGAACACCGGCGGCGACGTCGGCTCGCCACGGGTTCGTCTTGGGGTTCGCTCCGGTGACGATGGCACGCTTGCCGACGACGAACGCTCGAGCGGACCCCTGCGGGACCGGAACGCCGGGAACGAACACTCGGGCGATCACGCTAGCCCCCCGCTGGCCCCTGCCATGGCCGTGGCCTTCATGCGTCGCAGACACGGGCACCGGGCCGAGCGTCCAGTGACAGGATTCGTGCAGTAGGCGTCGCGCTCGGCGTGGCAGCGGGGGCAGGGCAGGTGGATGCACGTGTCGTAGGGGTCGCCGAGCTGGCCGGCGTTCCCGGCGAAAAGCCCGATGGCAGCCGCTCGGGCGGGTGCGGCAGCCTCGTTCACCGGCTCGCCAGAGTCGAGCTGGCCGAGCTCGTTGCGCTCGTCGGGGTTCGTGCGCAGCCAACGGTCCTTCGCGATTTCAGCGACGAGGATCTTGATGTGCCCGGGTCGGGTCCAGCTGCCATCCGGCGGGCTGCCGATTCGAGCGAACACCGCGGCTCTGGCGTCAGCGAAGTCCAAGTGACCGATGACGGTCTGCCAGAGCGCGACATCGACCTCGCCGAGTGTGCGGTGGTCGTCGGCCTGAATGAGCTTGAGAATGTCCACGATCTCGTTGCGGTTCATCCGATTGCCTTTTGTTCTACATCGAAGTGCTTGAGTGATTCTGCATGTGCGAAATCGGCGTCGGAGCGAGATACGCGCGGCGCACCATTACTTGACCGAGCACCGCCGTATCCCTCGTTCGCTCGGCGCATCCAATTGCGCCACGTCGCGCTCCAGTCAGCCTTGACGCCCTTTAGGCCTGGTTGTGCTTTCCAGTGGTCGACGAACTTGCGATGCTCGGCACGAAGGTCGATACCCGGGCACTCGGTGGACATTTGGGATGCGAGGTCGTCGCCGGGTTGCCAGTCGGCGGGGAGGCGGGTCGCGCGGGCGCGCCCGCGCTCAGGCTCACGAAGTGAGCCCCTCTCTTCCTCTTCTCCTTTTATCCTCTCCTCCACTACTCCAGGCGATGGACTCTCGCGAGGGTTCCGCGAGGGTTCCGCGAGGGTGGCGTGGTTAGCATCATTCTTGCTGGTAGGGAGCGGGTAGCGGGGCTTGTTCGGCTTGTCGATGCGTTGGTGTAGGTCCCAGTTGGTGACGTACACCAACGCCTTGCCGGCGATGACGTACCGGGTGATTCGACCGCTGTCAGCAAGGCTCTGCAACCCTCGCGACACTCTCGCGAAGGTCTCGCTAGGTTCACGCTCCACGTCTGCGGCGAACAGGTCGGCGGCGATCAGCGCGAGCTTATCGATACCCACTCCATTGTCGTCCACGTAAGACCAGAGGCCTATAAACAACAATCGGTTATCCCAGGGCAGACACGTGACGTCATCGGAGCGCCAGAAGCCAGGCTTGATTGATCGAATGCGCATACTCAGGCCACCGTTTCGTTCTTCAACTGCATTCTTTCGATCTCCCGCGTCACATACCACGCCGCCTTCTTCAAGTCCTCCAGTTCGCGACCAGGGTCTTTCGCACCGGCCCGGGCGAGGTATTTGACCGCGTTTCCGCGATTGAAATTGAGGCACTCGGCAATGTCGATGACCTCTGTGTCGTTGGTAAAGGCGGAGTAGTACGGGGGGTGATTGATGAGGTCCACCGCTGGTGTTGCACCATGGGGGTATTCAGGCATCGAGCAGCTCCTCTCCGCCGACCACGAACCCGGCACAGGGGCACGCCCGTCGCTTCTCGCTCCACACCTGCTGCCCCTCTGTGCCGGTCCAGCACGTGGCTGCGGCTCTACGTGGTGTGCCGTTCGGCACCCGGCCGTGGTGCTCGACGGGGTCCAGGCAGCGAGCGCACAGGGCACCAGGGCGGATGGATCGCACGGGCACGTCCCGGGCGTTCACTGGGCTTCACCCGTACCGTCGCAGTCCAAGCAGGGGAGAGGCACTACAAGCCCCATGCGCACGGCGAGGTCAGAGCCGGGCGGAAGCGACTCCCAGAACGTCCACGGTGCGTGCTCGTCGTCGCTTCCGACCCGTCCGCAGCCGTCACACTTCCCACAGGCACTCACAGCGCTTCCTGCTCTTCCTCGTGGCACTTGGTGCACTCCAGGTAGGCGACACCGTCTGCTTCCTCGATGGCTACCCAGTCGTGGTCACAGTCCTCGTTCACTCACGCACCACCGGGTATGGCGTCTGGTTCGAGTGATCCCCACCGAGCCAGTGCTCACGCTGGCGTTCAGTCTCGGCGTGCCAGGCCTGGAAACGGGCAAGCTCGTCGCGGGCCTTGTCGCGCTCGGCGCGGCACCAACGCGCCTCACGTTCCTGCGCGGCCAACCTCACGAGCAAGGACCCCACCGTCTCGGGCGGGTCCATCTCGTCGGCGTGCTGTCTCAGCGCGAGTACCGCTCCACTGGCAGCTGCGAACTTCGACAGCCACCCCTCGTCGCCCAGCCAGTCCGCTGCCCATCGTGCGGCGCGGGCCTGCTCAACTGGGGACAAGTCGTCACTCATCCCTTGCCGCCGAACGGATCGGCCACAGACTTGAGCGGCAGTGGCCCCGTGGTGTCGTGGCTGGTGTCGTCCTCGTCCCAGCTCCCGTCGTCGTTCTCGTCGAACAGGCCTGGTTCGGACTCGGCCGCCGGCTTCGGCCCGGTGCCTTCCCAGAGCTCGTCGACCTGCATCTTGGCGACCAGGCGCATCTCGCCGTCCTTCATCCGTTCGCGGGTGATGGCGGTGCAGGTGGCCTCGACGGTGTAGACGCGGGCTTCGTCGAGCTTCGGTGGATCTTCGAGGCTGTCGGAGGACATGCCGGCGAACTTCACGCGGCTGGCTTCGATGAGGGGTTCGGTCATGTCTAGTTCTCCTCAGTGGTTTCGGATTCGGTCTGGGCGTTCAGCTCGCGCAGCTGCTCGATGCGTGTGGTGACGAGATCGCGGACGGTGGCGGCCTCGTTCTCCGGCAGGCCGGCTGCGGTGCGCCAGATCTCGCGTAGCGCGACGGCGTTGTCGGTGGCTGCGATCTCGTCGAGCAGGTTGTCGACGTCGACGGCGGGCGTGTCCGGTTTCTCGCCCGCTAATGAGGGCGGTGTGACCGCGGCGGCGGCTTCGAGAATGGTGCGGGGCTGACTGTGGATCCGGACTGCCTGGTGGATCACGGCGCCGTCCTCGTCGAGGGTGGCGCCCAGCTCCTCCGGTGTGTGTGCGATGCCGAGCAGGGCTTCCTGGCAGGCCAAGCGGGCGCACTCGGTGATGGCTCGAGCCGACAGCATCGCGGCGGGGTACTTCTTCCAGTTGTCGTTGCTGAGCAACCCAGCCGTCTTGGCTCGTTCCATGGTCCAAGTGACCTCGAAGGTGTACTCGGAGTCGTCGGATCGGACGATGCTGGCCGTTGCGCTGGCGTCGTCACCTCGGACGCGGAGCTTGTGTCCGGCGCGCCGTACGAGGGCGCTCATCAGTCCCGCGCTGGCGCTCGGGCGGCCCTTGATCACGTGCACGCCGGTAATCGCGGCCATGGGTGACAGGTCGAGCATCTCGGCGAACTCGATCGCCCACAGCAGGTTGGCTGGCTTCTGCTTGTAGTCGTCGGGCAACAGGCCAGACACCGCGAGCTGGCGGGCGTAGTCGAGCTTGGCGGGCATGGCGGTGGGGCCGTCATAGGTGGCTAGGGCTGTGGACATGGTCAGGCTGCTCTCTCGGTGGGGGGTTGTTTGGAAGCGCGCAGACTGGGCGGGTTGTCGCCCCGCCCAGGTACTCGGACGGCGATCTTGCGGCCGTCATAGGTGGCAGTACGAGCCACGCCGAGCGCGTCGAGCACAGCGGTGGTGGCCCCGAGTGCGCGGGCCTTGGCCCGCTTCTCGTCGGCCTTGGCCTCGATGTACTCGTCGGCGAGGGCGGGTTCGAGCGGCACCTCGACGTCGACGATGTCCGGGTTCAGTTCACGCACGCACTGGTACGTCGAACCGTGCTCGTCGAGGTTGGGGCGCTGCGGTTGCGCCCCGGTGGGCAGACTTCGCATGAACCTGGCACCGGCCGCTGCCAGGGCTTGGCCCTCTGCGGCGTCGTAAGTGACCAGGTACTCGGCGAAGGTCAGGTAAGGCAGCAGCACCGCGACGTGACACTCGGTTGCTCCGGTGACGTGGAGCTGCCAAAGGCACTGCGCGCGATACCCGATCGGGATTTCGTCGGTGCCGGGTGTGCCCCACTCGTCGCTGTCGCTGGACGACTTGCATTCGAGCAACACCGTGGTGCCGTCGTCGCGAGTGACCAGCCGGTCGGGGCTGGCGGCCACCCACTCGGCGCCGGGGGCTACCCAGGTGCCGGTGGATTCGACGCGCCAGTCCCGGTGCTGGTCGGCGAACCACGCGGCGACAGCGGGTTCCAGCAGGTGTCCTCGGCGCATCTCCTCGGACTCCGGCTCAGGCGGAACGAGGCCGGCCATCCGGTGCCACATCGCAAACCGCGACTCGTAGGGGCTGAGCCCGACGACGGCCGCAATCTTGCTGGCGCTCATCCGTGTGAGCCACTCCGACGACCCCGGCTCGACGACGTGATCGAGCAGCACCCCGGTAAGCCCGTCCGAACGTGCGCGGGTGCTTACCAGATGCTCGCCTGCCCATGATTCGACCGCGGTGCGGGGGAAGTGCAGGCGGCGGCCCATGCGGGTGCTGTGCGGCGCGCTGGGTCCGGCTGCGGTACGGCGGCGATGGAGAGTCCGCACTGAGCACCCCAAGTGCTCGGCGAGCTCGGGCAGTGTGAGCATCTCGGCGCTCATCGGAGGCGCTGCCAGGAGATGCTTGTCGGGGTAATGGGTGCGGCGCAGTGCGCGCATTGGACACGGACATAAGAGGTGAGGGAGGCCATCATTTGCACTTTGTGCAGCTGACACCACAGGAAGGGGTGCTGATGTGCACAAGGCGGTTCGAGTATCCGCATCACCCACACGGCGGACCGTTCGCATACTGGGTGAGGCCCGCCCCCGCGCCCCACATCACAAGGCGGCACGAAATCCAGGCACGCCAACGTCCAGCCGTCGACGTCGGGTTCGATCACAAGTTCGGTGGTGGTCACGACACGCGCCTCCGTTGCAGAAACTCAGCGGCGGCCCGGGATGCCGCGCGCCGTGAGGACGACCCGGCTGGTTTGCCCGCGGTGGCTTCGACGGCGCGTCGCAGCTCGGCGGGCAGCGTGGCGCGGCAGTCAGCGCAGGTGACGGTGCGGACGAGCGGCATGCGCCCGCAGCCGCCGGGGCAGGGGTGTCGGCGAGCAGTCATGCGGTACCACCCAGCGACAGCAGCTCGAACAGGTCGGTCGGCTCGGCATGACGGTGGCAGTCGCACGGGCAGCGCCACACGTGCGACGGACGCACCACCATCGGCAGCGACGGGGGCACACCGCCATTGAGGCCGATGCTCACGTAGCACTCCGGCGACCACGAGCCGTGCTGCTGGAGACCGCCGAGCCGGTGAGCGCAGCGCCCGTGGTGCCCGGCACCGCAGTGCCCGGACACGCCACCCTCGCAGGCTGGAGGAATCCCGAAGTCGGCGATCATGACGTCGCTCCGTCCACGAGCCTGTAGGTCCAGTCGAGCAGCTCGCGCGGGTTGGACTGGTCGGAGATCATCGCGGCCAGGGCGATGCACATGACGTGCAGCTCGGTACGGGAGAAGGTGTCCAACCACCGCCACACCGAGGCCGGATCTTCGTCGCGCACCATGGTGACGGCTTCCAGGCCGCGCTGAGCACTGTTCTCGCACAGGGCACCGCGCTGCTGGCGGTCGGAGGGGAGCAGCGTCGGCGCGTTCATGGGGCCACCCCCGCCGCACGTAGCGCCATAAGGGCTCGGGCTTGCTCGTGCTCGTAGGTATCGGCGTCGGCCGTCCAG